GGACTGACTGGAACTATACCTAAGGCTGTGTATGAACAAGTATCATTGCTAGTAAGTCTAGGACCCGTGATAGGCAAACTCAGCGCGGCTGAATTGCAAGAGAAGGGTGTGTTAGCACAATGTCATGTGAACATCGTGCAATTGAAAGACGGGGTAGAATTCACAAACTATCAAAGCGAATTGAAACATTTGCTTGAAGATGAAAAACGATTAGATAAGATCGCCGCATTGATTGATAAGATAAAAGATAGCGGCAACACATTGGTATTAGTTGACCGCGTAAATGCAGGTAGAGAACTTATAGAAAGGTTAGATGATGCAGTATTCATCAGCGGTGAGACGAAACTCACAGAAAGAAAAGAAGAATACGATGAAGTTAAGACTAGTGATAAAAAGATTATTGTGGCGACTTATGGTGTGGCCAGTGTGGGTATTAATATCCCTCGTATTTTTAATCTGGTTCTTATTGAGCCCGGAAAGAGCTTTGTCCGCGTTATACAAAGTATTGGACGAGGCATACGTAAGGCAGAAGATAAAGATCAGGTAGAGATTTGGGATATCACTAGTGACTGTAAATTTGCCAAGCGCCATCTGACACAACGAAAAGCATATTATAAAGAAGCCAGGTATCCATTTACGCTTGAGAAACTTGACTACTGATGTCATTTGTCGTAGAATAACAACATGAGAATTTTAACCTTAGATAATATATATTACAACTTAGAGACGTTGCCGGATGAGATAGACGATCTGCGTTTTTCTATACTCGACAACAGCAATCCACAAAACGTAGATTATTTTTATATCCCATTAATCTTTGTAGAGAGTTTCAATAGTGCCGCTCTTGTGTTGAGGATAGGTGACAAGACTATCAAGATGCCATTAGACTGGCAAATATTGATAGGTGAACCCGATCACGGAGACCTTGAAACATTACCATTGAGTAGTCTTAATGATCGTGGATTTAATGCGTTTCAATTCAATCCATTAACTAGTTTCAGCCCAAGTTTTTTGCCCGTAGAGATCGTTGACATATATCATGATGTCACGTGGTATGCTCCTCGATTACGCAACGGACAATTCTTGTGTGTGCCTATCGATGACGGTCCTGAACCCCGTTGTGTATATTTTGTTAAAGAGATCAGCCGTAACTGCGAGATCGTAGATTACAATCAAGTTTTTTAAAGGAAAAGAAATGAAATGGTTTAATAAGTGGTTCGCTAAAAAATGTATAGAAGCATGGGATAATAGACATGACTCTGAAGCAATACCTGTCAGCACTAAGGCGGCTACCATTCGCGGCGGGCACAATAGTATTGAAAGTAACGGCATGAATTTTACCGTTTATCGTGCAAATGGTGGTCATGTGATTGAGACTAGAGCATATGACAGACACAAAGATCGCAACAATCACGGACTGCATGTCATAACAGACGATAAGGATCTAGGTGAAGAGATCGGTAAGATCATCACATTCGAACATCTAAGGAACTGACATGGCTAAAGCAAAGGTATCGGCAGACGAAAAATTTGATAAACAAGATTTCGACTTGTTCGAAGCCTTATCGGCATTAGATAATAAAGACTATGGCTATTATGATCGACTGACCGATGAACAAAAACAAAAGTTCAATCCATTCATGTTGATCAAATGGTTTAGTTATATCAAGGGCAAGACTGAAGCACAACAGTACCATGTGTTAGCAGGAAATGAGTTCGCTAATAAACATATGTTCAATGAGGTCGTAGGTAAACATCCTAAACTACAGTGGCTGATGTTGTGTTCTGCCAGTCCGCAATTAGGTAAACAATTCCGTCAATGGATTCCCCAAATATCTGAGCGTGTGGCAAAGTTGAAAGATACAGCCAAATTATCAGACATACGAGACTATTATAGCAAGATATATCCCAAAGCAGATAAAGAGTTGATAGATGAAATCAGCAAACTCTATGTTTCTGAGAACAAAAAGAAGGTATATCTAGCAGAAAAATTTCCAGAAATGAATTTTGATGACATTGAAGCACTTAGTAATTTCATCACAGACGATGATATCCAAGAATACGAAAAACAATTCGGCAACTGAGCATAGTTGTGATTTCTGTGGTCGCTCTTTTATTAGAGAAAGTACCATGCAGAAACATCTATGCGAGACGAAGCGTAGATGGCAGGATAAAGATAAGCATGGCAATCGTATAGGTCATGCAGCCTTTGTGCAGTTTTATAGCAAGCATAGCCGTAAGTCAAAGAAAGACTATATGGAATTTGCTAAAAGTGCATATTATACAGCGTTCGTCAAGTTCGGTAACTATTGTGTAGAAGCACAAGTATTAAATCCTAGTAGATATGCAGATTGGTTGTTGAAAGAAAAGATCAGTATCGACAATTGGAATCGCGATACCAACTATACTAAGTTCATCATGGATTTTTTGAAGACAGAGGATCCACTAGATGCTATCGCACGTAGCATAGAAACATGTATCTCATTAGCAGAAAATGATAAAATTCCTAACAAAGATACGTTGAGATATGGTAATCGTAACAAAATATGCTTTGAGATTACGAAAGGAAAAATAAGTCCTTGGATGTTATATCATAGCACTAGCGGAGTAGAATTCATTGAAAGTCTAGATGTCACACAACAAAAGATGATTTTTGAATATATCAATCCAGAACAATGGGCTATCAAGTTCAAAAGATCAGCAAATATCATCAATGAAGTGAAAGAATTACTAAAAGCCGCAGGATACTGATGATATATCACGCATACAAGGATGATAATTATCAGTATACCATACGTATTCCGTGGAAGCATGGTGATACGGTAAATAGTTGGGATGAAACGTGCATATGGGCTGTAGAACAATTTGGATTACCGGGTAATAAATTCATCACCCATCCAACAGAAGAGTTCATGGATTTCATGTTTAAAGATAAAGAAGATGCTATACATTTTAGTTTAGTGTGGGAATGATGAGAAACGTAAAATCAACGATTGAAAACGGCGAGGGTTATATAGTATGGGAGAGTTTTATCCCAGAAATATTGATAGCCGACTTTAATAGTAGATTGAAGGATCTGTACCCTGTACGTGCTAGCAGTAGCAAGAAAGTCTATGCCGAGCGTGATGATATCAAAAACTTAGAAGATATCAGCGTATGGTGGAGCCAATCTGTGACTGACTTTCCCGAAGTAAAGAAGATACAGAAGTATATCGACCCTATCATAGAACACAATCTGCCTAATCTAAAACATTATGCTAGCGATTGTGTATTCATCAACAGTGGTAGCACATGGGTTAATCCTCACGTTGACACACCCCATCGTTTCGATAAATGGAACTATGACAAGCGACTGTTGGGTGTGCAATGTATAGTGTCATTATCTGATTTGAATGAAAACAACGGCAGTACTGGATTGGTCCCGTTTAGTCAAAAGCGCGATTTCGATATACACAAGTGTTATAGTGGTAACTATGATCGCTGGTTTATGCAGAATGTCAAACAACATAATATGCCCCGCGGTAGTTTATTGATGTACAATTGTCGCGTGTTACATAGCAGTATGCCAAATAACGGGCAAATTGAACGCCCGGCTCTATTGTTCAATTACTTAGATAGTAGTATAATAGATGAAGTATCAGATATAGATAACGTTTGGACAAGCAATGGTAAACGTCCCTAAAAGTTTTCAGGATTATGATGACGATGATCCTGAATTTGAAAAGCGTCAAGCACGTTGGGACTACTATGAGACATTGAAAAAACTACGCAAAGAATTTACTGAAGATGGGCGTAATTTTGATGCAGATGAATTCATTGTTTGGATAGAAGAGAAGTATGGATTTAAACTGATACTAAATGACACAGGAATCACAGACAATTATACTGTGTCAGATAAAGAGAAGTATCTTATTTTTAGGCTGAGATATGATTAAAAGTAGTTTTGTTCCTGTTATTGACTATGCAGATGTGGTGGTGTATGAGAATCCACGTGACCATGATAGAGTTAAATTTGAGGTTAAAGATAATTGCGCAGAAGTGATCAAATGGTGTCGTAGAAACTTTGGGCAGAGGGGCGATGGATGGGACTTTTATGGTACTACTAGAAGTTATACTATAGAGATATGGTCTAGTAGATTGATAACAATGTATAGGATTTGGAAAGAATAATATGGCAAATGATATCATGATCGATATGGAGACACTAGACACAAGTCCTTATTGTGTCATCCTCACTATCGGTTGCGTTAGATTCGATCCATATGGCGATGGTGTAGTACAGAAACTTGAGTTGCGTCCTACTATCGAAGAGCAGACAGAGATTCACAATCGTGTGATCAATGACGATACGATTCGTTGGTGGGGTGAGCAGAGTCCTGAAGCGCAAGAAGAGGCTATGGGAGATATAGGACGTATTAGTTTTCGTGAGTGCATGGAAGAATTATATAAGTTTAGTTGGAATCGCAGAGCAGTGTGGAGCAACGGTGCGGCATTTGACGTTGTTGTAGCAGAGACAGCGTTCCGTCAAGTATTGAGTGATAGACCTAATCCTATTCCTTGGCCATTCTATACTGTGCGTGATACAAGAACACTGTATGAACTAGCCAATGTTAAATTGAAAGATGGCGGATACAAGACTACACACAAAGCAGTAGAAGATGCTGAACGTCAGGCTATCAAAGTGCAAGAAGCATATCGTAAGTTGGGACTGACTAAATGAAATTAGTTTATTTGAATGATTCAAATATACCTTATGCAGAGGCTGAAAAGCATTTTGATGAAGCCGCCGATTGGGCAAAACAAAACTGCGGTACTTTTATAAGTCATACTGTTCAGGATGTTAGCGATGTTTCTTATAACTACGATCACGTAGCAGAATATAGATTCCGTGACCCTAAAGATGCAATTTGGTTTGAATTAAGATGGCAATAATTTATGAAATTTAAGAGTGATATTGATATTGACTTTGCAGATCGTGAATTGATTTTGCAAAAGATTAGTCATACCTCTGCCGCAATGCGCAATGCTAAAGTTTCCAACTATGCTAATCATCAATCTACTATACGTAAACATGCGACAGGCGTTTATGTAACAGATATACCTTACGACCCTGTCAATGATATGGCATCTATCGATTATGTAGACGCAGAAGAACGTGGCTATATGAAAATCGACATGCTCAATGTACACGTTTATAAGAATGTGCGTGATGAAAAACATCTTGTAGAGTTGATGGCTGAACCAGACTGGAATAAATTAAACGATCCTTCATTTGTAGAAAAGTTGATACACTTGGGTAATCATTATAATAGTTTGCGTAAGATGCCTGAGCCAGTAAATAGTATACCGAGACTAGCAATGTTCTTAGCCGTCATACGACCGGGTAAAAAACATCTGATAGGACTATCTTGGTCAGAAGTGAATAAGACTATATGGGACAAAGAAGAAGGCACATATAGTTTCAAGAAGTCGCATGCGGTGGCGTATGCGCATCTAGTCGTAGTACACATGAATTTGTTATCCAATGAACTTACAATTAGTTAAAGAAAATGATCCTATATTAAGATTGACCGCAGAACCATGGGACTTTGAGACTGACGGAGACCCTAGCGATATCATCAAAGACATGGCTAGGATCATGATAGAGAGCAACGGTATCGGTCTAGCAGGTCCACAAGTAGGCTTGAGTAAACGCATCTTTATCATGGGCAATAAAGACAAATTATATGCTTGTATCAATCCCGAGATCATAGAAGCAGATGGTAATATAATGGATCAAGAAGGTTGTTTAAGTTTTCCTGAATTATGGTTGCGTGTCAGAAGAGCAGACACTATCAAAGTCAAATATCAGAATGCGTTGGGTGGAATTATAGAGACTGAGTTTTCAGGACTCATATCTAGAGTCTATCAGCATGAGTCTGATCATTTGAATGGGGTTTGTTTTGACACTAGGGTAGGAAAACTCAGCCTAGAAATGGCTAAAAATCGCAGAAAGAAGCGATCAAGGAAGCCGCTTAACTAACGTTATACTACGGCGCTTTGTCTTGCGCTTGTTAAGTTCGTTTAGGCTCACTATAGGGCCGTGTAACACGGTTAAATTCTTATTGTTAAATGTCCTCAGATAAGGCTTGAATGGATTCCATTCTTCCTTGAGGAAAATATTGATAGGTATCTGGCGGTTACTTTCCCACCACCAGACCTCGCCTAACTCTAGAAACAACTCTTTCACCTTTACATCTACTATAGAACCATAATCATAT